AGTCAATATAGATTCCAGGTTAGTCTGTTGATGGTATGGTTGTGAAAGTAGCTGAACTAGGACCTTAATGAATTGTAAAGCCATTAGCTGATATTCTACGTGAATACTTGAAATTGCCTATCGAATAGCGTTTCTTTATAGGCAACCTATTTCATGACACGAGATAGAATATAAACCTAAGTTTTTAAGATTAAGATAATTAAATAATTGACTTTTAACACCATTGCCTAAATAGACTACGTTTATTAAATTCCTGGAAGAATTAATTCACTGAGCATGAAAATAGTTTGGTGGTTTGAATTTTACAATCTGGTTTTTGTTTTTGTTTGTTACAACATGATCTATTTTATTTGAGCTGAGACAAGTTGTTGAATTATTAGGAGGCGCAGTTATAAGTTGATTCTAGCTAGCGTAATAAAATATTTAAAGCGTTGTGAGCTATGGTTAATGATAATGATTTACGCCATAGATTTATTTTACTTCTACAACTCCATAATTATAATTTTACGAATCAGGAATATTTGATAGCTTTAACACATCCTGCTATGATAGATACCTGTTTATTCTTACTTAATGATCCTGGTTCACACATAAGTATTTGACTTTAAGAGTTACTCTTTTATAAAATTCAAGTGCAAGTATTTAGCCTAGTAGACGCTTTAAGCCTGTCATTAGTAGAGGCAGTTTAGTGAGAGACTGTGACTTGGGGTTCTTGGTTTTAAAAATTGCCTACTGATGATAAATAGCTGTTCGCATTTTTGAAGAAACATTGAGGTTCTAATCATGCTAAAAGCGGCAAGCTTATTGATTTATTTATGAACACAGTTTTAAGTAATAAATAGCATCCAATGCATAAAATGCATATTCCATTGGACAATTATGATATTTGACGTTTTTATTGTTATCTGAGTTATTGGATGTTATCTTAACATTTAGTCTAGTTTATGGAACCAGAATTAAGATTTGTGTTTATGTAAATATACTCAGCGAACTGTTACAATTATTTAGATAGTTTTCTTAAAGTACAGGTTGCTAGTGGTTTTGCTTTATAATGTTGTGACCTACATACCGCTTTTGGTTATACTATTACATTAAAACCAATGGTTTTTGTTGAAAAGAACTTATTACCATGGATAGAACCGAAAGATGTTGGCAATGTTGAAGACTTTTTAGATGGAAAATCTTTTAGATAAATCTACAACTCTTAGCTTAGCATGATAATTCAGCAGCTTTTTCCTTAATCATCAAGAAGCATTAATATGATTGATTTTTAGTAATAGTTCAGCAAAAATTTGCTGAGTGATGGTGCTGTCAAACATTAGTCTAGTTATGATTCAAAGAAACAATACTATCTAAGTTAGGATCTTGATTTAATATATCGTTAAGTATTAGCTAGATGATTATTAAGCACTCGATCTCCTTATGTTTGCTATGCAGCATAGAAGCTAGAAGCTGTGAAGGTACGCTAGTTTGTTAATGTAAATAACGTAAGTTTTGAAGATTTGACACTGGTGTATACTCTCTTCAACTTAATAGATCAATCATAGATTGGTTGTCAACGTGGCAAGATTGGTTTGGTTGCGTTGATGAACAAGAAAAAGAGATTTGAACAAATATATTGTAGATCGAAGACTCTCTCATTGTCGTGCTTGCCTTTAGATATTTCGAAATTTGATAATAATGTCTAATTATGGATGATGAGTGATATTTGTTGACAATTGGCCTAAGTATTTACTCAATTTAGTGATTGGCTGTAGTATGTAGCTGACTAATTAGATAATAACACGTTTTTACATTATGAATAAGCCAAATGGTCTAGCAAAATAAATTGTGGACTAATGTCTGGATTTAAAACTACATCTATATTCGGTTCGCTAATAAATTTGACTATTTGCAGATCTGTACTTTAGCGAGCTTCTATAGATCCAGACTTCGTAGCTGTCTTAGGTGAT